TGAACTCATCGCTCATGGCTGGCTTGCTTTCTATTTCTGCAATTTCGTCCTCAAGTTTCTTAACATACTTTCGGATCTGGCTGCGAGAAGTATTGATGCGAACAAGATCTTGTTCAAAAGTCTTGAGTTCTTTTTGAGTTGCTTTAATTGTATTGATTCGTTGTAGAACAGCATCACTCTCTTCCTTTAGTTTAGTTAGACCTTCGGTGAGTTCTGTAATCTTAGATGTGCAAGCATGCACTTTTTCTTCCTTGTTATTAATAGTTTGATCGCATGTTGGACAAGTTGAATGATCAGAATAAAATTCAATATCCTTTTCGAGTTTTTGAATATTTCCTTCGATCTTGGCTTCGAGATTGTTCAGTTTATTGAACTTCTTAGTTGTAATATCTTCGTCTGATGTTAAGAAAATTAAATCGTCAATTTGTTTTTCTTTTTGCGTTGCCTCAACTTCTAACTGAGACATTGATAATCTGTTTTCATTCACTTCTTGTTTTTTGGCGTCAACTATTTCCTTTGTATTCTTTTTTAACTCATCAAGATGTTTCTTGTGAAGTTCAATTTTATCTTTTGTGTTATCAATTTGAATCTTGAGTTGAGCAGCCTCATCTTTAAGTGTATGTAGTTTATTCTTAACCACAACATTCATAGAAGAAAAAATTTGAATATCTAGCAAATCTTCAATCACTGCTCGCCGATCAGCAGCTGATAACTGCATGAATGGAGTAAAGTTTGTCGATCCAAGGATTACAATCTGCGTAAAAGATTTAAAGTTCATCTTGAGAATAATTTTCTCAAGATATTCTTGATAATCTTTAGATTTAGCGTCCTGATTTAACAGATCACCGTTTACATAAATCTCAAATATATTTGGCTTAATACCACGAATTACCTTGTATTTGTTTGTACCTATTTTAAATTCAATCTCTACAACGCAATCTTTTTCATTGATAGAGTTTACAAGTTGTGGCTTGTTGATATTACGAAACGGTTTGCCAAACAATGAGAATGTGATGGCGTCCAGGAATGTAGATTTACCTGCGCCGTTTTCCCCAACTATAAGTGTGGTTGGATGTTCACCAAGTTTAATCTCAGTGAACACATTACCAGCAGAAAGGAAATTTTTGTAACGAACAGTGTTAAAAAATATCACACTGACTCCATCGACAACGCTTCATTATATACTTCGCGCAATACATTCTTTATTTTATCTGATTCAACAGGAAGTGTCAATCCATCTACATACTTATTTAAGATAGTAATTGTATCTTCTGCTTGGTCTATATCTACATCAACGTTGTCAGTTATCTCTGAGAAGTCTTCAACAACAGCAATTTCTAACGGTGCTGCTTTAGTAATTGAATCAATTAATGAATCAAACAAAAAAGAGTTATTACGTTTTTCAACTACGATCTTTAAATATTTGCCAGATAGATGCGAGTAATCAGCGTTTACAATATCATTGTAGAACAACTCATCGTCATTATACTTGATCTTGTAAAACATTTTGTTTGGATTAGGAACAAAGGTAAGTTCGCGCGTTTCAGTGTCAAGAATATGAAATCCGCGCTCATCATTATAATCTGCCCATGTCATTTCGCCAGGAGTACCAACATAGACAATACTACCATTATTGCTCTTATGGTGAAAGTGACCCGAGAGAACAAGATCATATCTGTTTAGAACACTTGGATCCATTCCTTCATGGCAAATATTACCGCGATCCATCTCGAATCCTTGAAGTTCAAAGTGACCAAAACAAATTTCATTTGTACTTCGTTTTATAAAATCACTAATTTCTAGTTCGTTATCTTTACAGATCCATGGAATAATATCTATTCCCGCCCACATTGATGGCTTGTCATAAAGAATCACATGATTCTCGTATTCTCTCAAAAGCAGATCAGGTGAGTTCACCTCAAGGGTGTTCTTGAAAAAGATATCGTGATTGCCAAGTAGAGTCCGACACTGAATGTTGTGCTTTACCAGTTGATCAAAAAAGTAACGACGGCAAAGAGCAAGAGACTGAAAAGAGATATACTTGCGACGATCAAATAAGTCACCCAACTGAAAGATGGTGGTAATTCCATTTTGCACCAAATAAGGAAAAAACGTTTTTGTATAGAACTCACGATAATGATTATGAAAGGCAATGCTGTCGCCTCTCATGCCAAAGTGAGTATCACCCAGGATTGCTATCTTCATCTACGAATTTCTCTAGTCCTGCTTTTTTGGCTTTCTTTTCTTTTCTTGCGTTTTCGTAATTTTGAATGAATTGGGAAATATTTTCATAGAGTTCGAACTGTCTAAAAGTTCCATCTTCATTTTCATTGAGTTCATACTCGTCGAGTATTCCAGCAGTTTCAGTTGACTTGTACTTAACATAAAGTTGTTTCTTCTCCTTCTGAATTCGACGTAAGAATGCATAATATACTATTTGAGTGAAATAAGCAAATGGATTACTAGACTTTCCAGGATCAAAATTGTCAACGTACATCACACAGTTTTCAATTGCATCGGCAACCATTTCATCGCGGAAAGTATACGACAAAAAATTGGGTTTGTGAGAAAGATTCTCAGCAATTTTCATAAAACATTCTGCAACATATCGCGGAATTTGTGGTTTTGGTTCACCGTTTCTTTTCGCCTTGCGAATAGCCTGACGGTACTTTGTCATTTCCTTTAGGAAATCTTTATTATTGATGTAATGATTCTTTGCCATGTTAGACGTGTATAAATTCTGAGATTGTAAATCGAGCATTAACATTTTCGCTCTCTAAAAGTTTTACTTCTGAGACATAATGATTTAAGCAAGACGGGAAGTATATAATTGAATTGTGTTCTAAATTTGGGATATAGTCAAAATCTGTAAATCCTAGATCACCGCCATGGTATGATTTAGGAATTTTGTGGAACAAACAAACAGAAGTAAAAAATGCATTATCAAAATGATGATTGTAATAATCGCCATTTTTGTACATTTGAACTAGAGTACTTTTTCCCACTGGTTTATTGTTGTCAAAATATTTTAATATAAGATTTCCAGAATTATGAATCTCATCTAAAAAATTTGGCTTTAAAATGTTTTTAAAATATAATAAAATGTTTGAGTGTTCTCTATTAGAATAAAAGTCATCTAAAAATATTCCACTCCCTCTTTTTTTAGAACCTTCAATTTCATCTTTTGCTTGGTTTGTATTTGAGTGCATTCTGTTTGCTAAAAAAATTAGTTCGTTCCATATAAGAATTTGTTCTTTTTCAGAAAAAATATTTTTAACTATAAAATGCGGAAACGGCTCAAATAATATTTGTAATTCACTCATAAAAACCTCTTTATACTTTAATGTACAGGTTTATCTTTTTTATTAGCCATTGCTTCTAGTATAGAAACAACCTTTTGAGTTTTCTCAACAACTTCTTGTTTTTCTTCCTCAGTCATTTTTGAAGAATTTTGTTTTATTTTTGCTATGTTGTTATAAAAAAACTCGCTCACATGTTCATACTGTTCATAAAACTCTTGCCTGACGGGTGTAACAAACACAATATCATCAAGTTTTATTTCTACTTCTTGCAATTCAATAACTGATTGTGGTAAGTATTCTTGTAATGATAAGATCTGTCTGCCTTCATCAAACAAAGTTTCAATTTCAATTCTCAACGGTTTTTGAATTATTACGCATTCAGTTCCATATGTGACATATCCAATGATGTCGTCAAATGTGCTTCGAGTGCGAACAAATTTTAATTCTGGTTTTTCTATGTTCTTTTTTCTTGACATTAACTTATCCTTACGTTATTGGTTGTGAAAGGAAATTTTTCTTCACTATAGATCTTCACTCGTTCCTCATAATGCTTCAGTGTGAAGTTTGTATAAGGACCATAACGCAGATCATCAGCAAGATCATAAAGTGTAGCAGCGTCTTTGTTTTCACCTAAACGTAGCACACGACCGATTGATTGAAGAGAACGAATCTTACTCTTTGTTGGAGAGGAGAATACAATATTATGTAGGTTACGGATATTCACACCTGTTGAGAATGTACCATAACTTGCCACAATGATCGCATCGTTTTCTTGTTCAGTGATATGCCGAACTGCTTCACGATCCTCTGCTTCAACTCCAC